TCCCAATTACCCCATTGGTGTTTGAAACCGTCATATCCCAAATATAAATCTCTGGCTTGATTAAGAGCCTCGATAGTATTTTTTAGAATACTGATAGCTGGCTCAGACAAATTCTCATGACTAAAATCTTCCGGTGTAAATTCCTTCTCCGCAATCTTGTGCATAGTTGAGCAAGAGTTTGCAACAGTACCAACCTTATATGTATCAAATTCCTTCCACCAGTAAAGAGGCGCAGTAATATCTACATACACAGTAATCATCCTCATAAATTTACGATGATCTGTACCTGCATTGCAAAGACGAGTCATGAGATCGAGGTCGTTAGGACCGATTTTAGTACCATCCGAAATAAGTAACATATCGTAACAATTATTTTGTCCATGGTCACGATAGCCAATACACGGGCATTCATCGCAAGGTATCAAACCACAGCGCAAATTAAACCGACTATCACTCTTCTCCCACGAATTCATCGGATTGCGCATACCTCGTATGGCAGCTTCCCAACCCATTGTTTCGACGTTTTTAAATTTGATCATTTGAATTACTCCTCTACTAAATCAGATTCTTTTAAATAACTTGGAAATTCCGCATAAGCTACAACTTCCACACGCTGACCTTCACACCAGTCATTAGCCGTATCCCAAAAGTCATCGATATAACTTCCGAATGGCGTAGCAACGTCTACCGAATATCGCCAAGTAGCTCCGTTATCGTAATTATCCTCTCGTAAAAGAACTAGAAAATCCTGTTCGTAAAATAGACTAGTAGGCGGATTATTTCTATCGAATGGAACCCAATTAATTTTAGGAATTTTCATCGCTATTCTCCTCTAACTTATTCCTAATAAGTTTTAAAATGTTCTCTACGGTGCTTCTCGTAAAACCACTAAGTTTTATATATGTTTTATGATCGTCATACCAGCCAAAGATCTCGTTAAGGTTTCCTTTCTTCCAGCTAAATGACCACCAATCACATATCATTTCAATTATGTATTTGTAAGGCATATCTAAAACATTAATTCCTTCTCCTGGCTCATCGTTATGTAAAATCCAATATTGCCAATGATGAGGGTTATTGTGAATATGATGCAGCCATGCATATTTGAAGTCTCTAGCCACCGCATATGATCGATTATTACCGTAAAAATATTTATCGTAAGCATCATATTCTTCTGGCTTGTATTTAGATGCGTCGTGATCACAAATATCTTGCAGTATCGAATAATAATCCGTAACGATTTCGGGAATATTTTTGTTAAGCCAATCTAAACCCTTCAGTACGTTTTCTTTATGTTCTTTTATATAAATATCGTATTCGTAACTCATATTTTATTCTCCTTATACGCCTTTTTATCTGCTTCCGATAAATTTTCGAATTTTGACGTTCCAAAAAGAACATTTTTTACACCAACGTCCTTACCGGAGAAATGAACTTGATCTGCGATATCCTGTCCATCTGCGGCAGCATTTAGACATAATACTTCGCGGTCTCGCTCACTTTCAGATGTAAGTACACCTGCCGTTCTTACATAACGGAAAGCATAAATATAATTAGCGTCATCTTCGTCGTTAACCGGTATAATAATCGGCATATCATCCGGAAGTTGTTCGAGAATGCGCTTTAGATCTTTAACACTCATATTCTGGTATACGTTTACAATCTCATGGCCAGGCTTTATTAGTTTTGTGATGCTTTCGTTATCCATCTTTATTCTCCTTTTTAAGTTTTTCGATGTGAATATCTAAAAGATGTTCCAAGGTTTCATAGTCTGGTAGATGCATTCTAGTAATAGTTATTTCCGTAATACTTCGGTTTTCCTGATCAAAACTGACTTCAAGGGATAGATTTGTTATTGCATCGGTTTCACCTACTATATCATCGGCCATATTTATTATCATATTACCAGCAGTTTTTACGCATTCGACCAAATATGATCTATAATCTTTACTGTTCATCTCCACATTTACCTTTTAACATAAATGCATCAAATGACTCCATACATTCAGGGCATAGATCAATACTAATCTCCTCGAAAGTAATAGCCCCGTTTTCTGCTTTTCTTAATCGTTTTATTGCGTTGCATAGTGAATTTTTACCATTAGGATAATGCTCATATAATTTTCCGCATCTATCACATTTCTTAGCAAGTGCCATCTTTCTTTTCTCCTTTCATTACTTACCGCTTAAAAATAGTTTTAACAGGCATAATATTAACCATATTCCAGTAGCAATTAACCAGTTAAACGTCCAGCCAAAGCAAAGAGTAATCAGTTTTATAAGCCCGCAAGTAGCAAGCCAACTGATTGCGTATGCAATAATAATAAGTAAAATTTTAAATGCAATCATAATTTTCTCCTTTCAAAATATAAAAAAAAAGTAAAGAGCCTCTGTTAGGACTCCTCACCTTTAATTTTTGACAACGCCTTCTTAAGTATAGTGACCTTTGCTATATATGCATCAAAACGATCAGGTCTATTATTATTCATGGCCCATTTAGCCATTTCGTAACATTGCTCGATTTCTTTTTTGATTACGTTTATTGCCTTTTTATACTTTCGATTGAACATATTATCAATCCTCCCCCATAAAAAGGAATATAATTTTTGTGATTACCAGTTCACATAAATATCAAGCACCCCAGGTGCACAGCCAGAGTCATATACTTTTCCCATTCCTCTGGAGGTTTCAATTACAGTTCCTTTAGGATATGTAGAAGACGATACACAAATATAACCATCTCTATCGCAGACAAATCCTTCATTGTTAACATGCCGTCCTGGGATTTTCAGACCTCCGCCAGGTAATACCTTTTGTGAATACCAGGTTTCTTTTAACCCAGTATTAGGATTCCAGTACACCCCACCGCGCTTTGTCAAGCCACCTCCAGCATATGTATAAGTCACTGTAGGTGTTGCTGGATACTTGATATTAACCATAGACTGGATCTCGTTATAGTCATAACCTGCTTCAGTTAAACGATTTTTTCGTTCGTCACCGTTACCCCAAAGCCCAAGATTAATCTCAGAAATGATTTCTTCATTTGACTTCAGAACAGGTTCTAACTCAAGTATCGGTACATGCTCTGGCTCATTCAATACTGCCATAGAAATTTGTTTCGGTTGAATATCATCAATCGACTCCTCCACAGCCATAACTGGCGTGCAAGTAGCGATGTTGAATATTACGACCGCAGAAGTAATAAAACAAATTATTCTGCCCCATAAGGGGCATCGCATTTCATTTGTATCATGTTTACCCATTGGTAAAACCTCCTTTAAATGCAAAGAGCCAACCTATTAAGATGAGCTCTCATTCGTAAGATCTTTTTACTCTTTTACTAATTTAATATCAGTTAATACGTGGCTCCATACGGTTGGCAAAAAGAATAGGAGACCTTGTGTAAGATCTCCTAAACTTTTTTATAAATATTGATCTACTCTTCCATCGACATTAAAGTCTAGTACAATTAGATTTAATACAGATACATTAAACAGATCAAAATCAATGTAGTTATCTCCGATTGGTTTCTTTTCGTCATAATGCCAACCAACTACACAACCCTCTTGACTTCTAGGAAGTCCAAGCATTTCGTAAACTTCGTTTAGAAATACAGTTCCTTTCTTTCTCAAGAGATCCGTAGCATAAGTTTGCTGACATTTAAGAAACATCAGATTTGCTTTTTGATCTTTGCTCCAGTTAACATTGTTCTCATCAAATATTCTTGCGTACTTACTATATGTCTTTTCCATAGTAAATCACTCCTTTCATATAAGGAGGTGAAAATTACGCGAACCTGTCTAAATACCTGCTTTCACTAAAGTTTCGTTTAGCTTTAAGCGCGCGAGCGATAGCGAGGTCAATACCGGATCTGGACTTAAGATGGTAATAATATAAATCTCGGTACGGAGTATTAAGACGATCAATACGTCCGGCTGATTGCTGCATTATCTTGTACGAATAATTTTGAGAGTAGAAGACAATAGTGTCTGTTTTAGTACAGTTCCATCCTTCCGCCCCGGCGGTATATTGTACAAGGTATACCCATCTTTCAGTTTCTGGTATAGGATCGTGAGCATGTCCATTCCATTCCGCGATGCAAACGTTTTCTCCATATCCAAGTCCTTTCAAAATATCAAGCTCATAATCGAAATTATAGAACACTATTATTTTTGGATGGTCTTCAAATATCTTTAATAAAGCTAGTTGTCTGGAATCATCTGAATTAACTATTTTTTGCCATGTTCGGCATAATTCCGAAGCGTTAGCTATTGGCTTTTCTGTGTATGGGTTCCAACGAGTTCGAGATACTTCTTTGTATTTTTGCACATCAAAAGAGACAAACACGTCCTCATGATGAGCTACAGTTTGCCTTTTGAAATCCATATCAACCAAAATATCATTCCGATACCGCATCAGAATTCCTGTATCAATATACCGGTCTATTTTCGGGAACTTAGTATATCTGGAATATATAACGTGCCGGTTAATGAACTCTGTTTTATTTTTATAGAATCCATTAGCTATGAATACTGGAATATAATCCGACCAAGTATCACCTGGAGTTGCTGAGAGTAATATCCACTGATTTTTCCTAGTGATGTTTAAAAATGCTTTAACCCAGGCTCCACTCCCGACTACACGCTGCTCATCAAATATAAAGAATGCTTCGTAGACATCTTTGTATTTTTTAATATTATTCCAGCTATCGATAACTACTTTATGGTTATGATAATATGCCGATTCTTTATGCGGTGTTAATAAAAAATTGGCTAGTTCATCTTCCCACTCGCAGGTGTCTCTTTTTCTAGCAGTAGTGATAATATATAAATCCCTTGGCTTTTTCATAGGATAGTAATATTTATCTCCTTCTAGAAATTTTTTATTACCGCCTTGAGTTAGATAGTAATATGACAGAGAGGTTAAAGATTTGCCAGATCCAACCCCTCCGCATAATATACAGCCGTTACGCATTCTGTCGACAGCATCTAGCTGGTAATCGTGCAGACGCATTTATTTGCCTCCAAATACTTCCTTTACTTTTTTACTAAACTTTTCGATATTGTCAGCTAATTCGGACATTGTTATCGGCGGCATGGTTTCTTCTTTCTTAGGCAGCCATTTCTTAAGCTCGTTACAGTAATTGCCTTTATTGCCAAGAGCTTTCTTAGAGATAGCCATAGCTAATCCCTTCTCCGGATCGAAAATATCACCATCCTGAGCTTTTACAACTGTTTTAGTCCCATCCGTCCAGAATACAATCGTTGCTGGATGATTGAAGATCACGTTTTTGATAGATATCGCCGGTTCAAGTACACCAATTCGTAAGTTAGTATACAGTTTGTCTGTTACTTCTATATCATGATTACAATACTCATCCACGAGCCATTCGTCCTTACTCATATTGCATATCTCCTCGATCATTTGGTTAAAAGAAGGCATTATTATAATCGATTGATATGTTTTATTTTGTAAAAACAGCGATAGATTATCTGAACAATGAGAAGGTTCCAGTACGAATATTCTATCAAATCGTATACTTTTGGAAGCTATTAGGTGCATGTCATTTGTGCATAGAATAGATGTATATGGCGTGTATATACACCGACCTCCAACTAGCGGTTTTTTCGTGAGCAAATCTGCTATTCTGCGAGATTCCAACTCATCATAAATTTTCTTTGCTGTCTCCTCTTTCTTAGCTGTGAAAATAAGTATATATTTCATAATTTTTTCTCCTTTCAAAATATCACACTTATTACTTAAACGGTGCTTGAATGACATCTCCGCCTTGAACCGTTATAGATTGCATAACGCATTTTTGTTTATCATCCCAATATAAAGTATCGAGAATATGGTCTATCTCGTCATGGATGTCGGGTTCCGTCATTCTCATAACTTCGTATTGTTGCAGGCCTACATTCTTGCGAAGTTTCTGCATTACTGTACCAGCCCATATACGGAACTTACGAGCTTCTAGACGCCTACTTGCAAATAAAGCTTCATATATTCCGAGTTCATTAACAGCTAGCATATCTTGTGTTTTTCTTGCTCTCGATCTGACCCCCTTTGAAGGGTTGTCACATGCTTCAACTATAACCCTTTCCAACATATTTGGATCGAGTCGAGTAGCAACTTTGTCGGTTCTCAAATCTAAAGCATCACAAATATCTTTTAGTATTGCCCACCATTCGCCGTTGAGTTCAATGAAACGGATATTAAACCCGCACCAATTTTCAACTTTCATTTTTTCTCCTTTCAAAATACCACACGTACATTTTCCTGTAATAAGGGTGTTTATCGTTAATCATTTGGCACCAACAAGAACTATGGATGTATTGTTTAATACCGGTTCTAGTTACTACAAATTCAACATTGTTATAATGAGGAGTTCGCTTTAGAATCACATCTCTGACTACCTCTACTTCTTCTCCACAAAATTGGCATTTGTTGTTTAATCTTAAACGACTAGCCATTCCGATCAACTCCCTTATGGTATGGTGCTATTAAAAAGGGGGCCATCAATTAAGACAGCCCCATCGAAAATATAACTTTATTCGCCTCTACGAGCATAACGCTGCGCGAACGGATCGTCCTCAATATCCTGCTCGACGTACATGGTTCTTACATATAGTGACTTACGTCCGGTACGCGGATTCTCATAAGGATTCAAAGTTGCGTTAACGTTCAGTACCTGACATCTATCGAGAATATCAATAGATTCCTCATCGAGCAGAAGCGGATCAGCATCGCCGGATACGAGATAGATACGAGGCGGATTGAAAGAGTCGAAGTTTACTTTAACCGATACAAAATATCTCGGTTCAAAGCCTTCTTCTTCACCTTCTCTCGGTTTGGTCTGCTTAATGTTGTAACCCTCTGAAATAAGTTCCTCAGCCATAGCAGGATCAGGTATGATAAGATTTGCCTGTCTTGCATCGGAGCCGAAGCTATCACGCTCCGGATCTCCTGAGAAGTTAGTTCTCCAAATAAAATTAGTGTCCTCAATAGAGATAAGTTTTCTTTCTTTAGATTCGCCGTTTCTTACAAATGCCATAATAAATTTCTCCTTTACATTTTATCGTTTGCTAAAAGCGTCATTTTCTTCGTCAACCATATTCATGATTAACATATCGCTAATGTCATACCCTTTGGCGCAATCAAAGTGGTACGCATCATTACTGAAATATTCGCAGCCTTCACATGTGTCTTTACCGCACGCCACTTTCCATGGCGGGAGGTCAAGCTTTCCCTCTGGCTCCGGTATAGGGTCATCCGAGACAAACTGCTCAAAATCACCGTACTGAGATATAGCATCAACCGCATCATCAACAAGTTTATTGTAATATGAACGATCTATATCATTTTCTTTACCGAGAGTCTTAACCATTTCGGATTCCAACCAACGGTAACCTTTCGAACCAGTCGCGGCATAATATTTACCGTCTTTTTCACGTAGTAATACACCACCACCGCAACCGGGCTTAATCGGACAGAATTGACCAACCTTACCGATGAACCGATAATCATGACCTTCGTTGATCAATTTATCAAGCGCTTCGTCCGTAAGATCTTTATAGTCTTCAAGCAAGGACTGTTCACGTTTAGTCAGTTTATCTGGCTGTTTTTCTCTGATAGCTTTAAGTCTCTCATATTCAGAAACGTCCGTAAGCTGCTCGTTCATGTCCAAATATAACTGTGACGTAACGCTCTTGGCTTCGCACATATCCCCGAATTCAATTTGCTCATTGCTGAACAGAGTTTTGAACACGTATGGAACCTGGAACTGAGTGCCGGTCGCTGTCCATTCACCGCCGTGTTTAGCATTATCGCCAGGCACGTAGTCGTAAATAGCTTTACATTTTTCCGGACTCGCATACTTAGCAATGTATACAGCATCGTTAACCAAGCACATTTTTTCATAAGTTGCTTCGTGCTCGAACGTGTATCCGTACCGCTTACCGAAGTTATATACAAATTCGATTATTTCAGGAGTAGCGTTTTCGATCTTAATCGAATCTGTCTTAATATGGCAAACCTTAAAGCCTTTCTCTCTAACAGCTTCTCTAAGATCGAGCATGAACAGCGCACCACGCTTCGCAACAATATTGTCCTTATTCCGCGGATCTTTAAATGCGTTCGCGAACTTAGCTGCCGTCAATCCATAAACTGAGTTAATTGCTATCTTTAACGCATATGCCAAATCCTTGGACGTGATTTCACCAGAAAGGACCTTTGCGACATACGGCTTAAGTTTTCCATCGAGCATCTCGTTAACAACATCCCACGCTTCGTGCTTGATGTTAACACGGCCATAAACAATATCACGGAATGCTCTAGTGTAGCGAGGTCCAAATATACACTCTGCCATAGCGGAATGTGGATGCATAGACGCAATATCATCCAGACCAATGTTTACATATATGCCTGGAAATCCTTCTGCCCATCCACCTTCACCTACTTCTTCTCCACGATAATATGACTTACCATTTTCAAATTTATAGCCTGGGAAGTATGGAAGTAATGAGCCTGCCTCGCCATGCTTTTGTGCCATCATTTCTGGGAAAGACTCTTTCAAGAATGCTTCGACTTCCGGATCAAGCTCGAATACCGGCTGCGACAAATCTCTGTAGCAGAATTCATTCTGAGGTGACTTGTTTGTGCCAAATATAAATCTCGTGGTGAGAGTATTTGTCGTATCGTTTACTGACATGCCGGCTAAGTCTGCTAGGATTTGACGGGCTGTCCAGTCACTTTTAAGATGATTAAACACCGCTTCCGTTGCTATAACATCATTGTCGCAGTATTCAGCAACTTTTTCCCATAATTCTTCTGAAACAGGTTGGTCCCACTGTAAACCTAACTCTTGATGATGTATGCCAAGATCGATTTCCCATTTTTTCAAACTCTGTTTCGTAGCGGCAAAGTCATAAACATCTGTATACGATAAATTATAAGCCTCGCCAAAGAATGCGTCCTTAGCACCGGTTACGATTCTCTGAGACAACTTATAAAGCTGTTCGTTATCGTAACCTATTAATCTACCATAAAGTATATGATTATCATAACGACGGCAGTTAAATCCAACTAACCGATATCGGCAAAGTTCTTCGATCTCGGATGGCTTCGGATTAATCATTCGTACAACAGGTTTTCCTTCACCCTCAACTTTCCAGTTAACCAGAAATAGATTTGGAAATACCTCAACATCATAAAAAACTATACTTGCATCGTCATTATCGACGAAATCAGATGGCTCTTCAGATTTAAATTTCATCTTATTTACCATCTTAACGCAGGCATCCGCCTGATTTGTGCTGTTGGCAGCGAAAGCTAAGATTGCGTTTCTCATATCTGAAACATCATACTTGATACCATTCTCATAAGCGTCGTCTAATATCTTATTAATAAAACTTACTTCTGGAGCAGTAGCACCATGATGCTCTTTATTAAGACATTTCTTAATTTGTGTACGTAATCCTTTTTCGCTTTTAACATATTCAAAGTTTACCATCTTTCTCTCCTTTTTCGGTAATCCTGAACTGATAGTTGCGATAGGTAGATTGTTACATTTAGTCAACTTTCTTCTAAGTGAACTTTTTCCTGTAAATGTCTTAATTTCAATTTGGTCGTCATATACTCGACTCAATTCGTTAACATCTCCGGTATAAATATAATGCAAGTGAATGCCCGCACCGCTTTTACTTAATTCTGCGTACGTAGGAGGCCATTTGCTAGCTTCGACAAGATTCAAGTCGAAGTTCTTTTTACCGTCTTTTCCACGAATGTCAAAATCAATAACAATATGATTTTCCGGCACCTTAACGAAATGAAGCTTAGACGTATCCAGGTCTGCTAATTTACTAGTAACATCATCCCATTTTTTGCACGGTGTTTCTTTTGAACTAGCATATTGCGCTGGACAATCTAAGCATTCTTTGTCAAATATAGATGCGATCTCCTCGAACTGAATAAAATTCGATTTAGGTTCTTCCTTTTTACGCTTGGTTTTAATTTCAAACTTATCAGTCCTAAAACCACTGTAATAGCTTCGAACTCTAGAACCATCATCCATGTTGAACCGATCATTGAATTCCCAGAAATAGTTTTTAAGTTCCTCTTTAAATTTCATCTGAGAAAGTGGATAAGGCAGTTTTGCGTCCTCGCAATAAGTCTTATACATTTCCCATGCTGCTTTTAAAGTGGTTCCGTCTTCTTTCTTAAAAATCTGATATGAGTCCATCATGAAATTATAGAAATCATTCGAAGCTCCCATCATCGAAATAGGTATATAATCGTCGTAATATCCAGGATCACTCAAATATACCTCTCGACAATGATACGCAATAGCTCCTAACTCGAAATCTATTTGCTTTACTACGGCATTATAGTCTTTTCTACTGAGCTTTTTTCCGGATGGAGTAACATCGATTAAACGTCTGATCAAACCAGATTTAGCATCCGTAATCTTTACAGGTTTATTCGTACCCATAAATAAGAAACACTTAAAACGGTTAGTGTAAGTCGACTTGAACTTTTCATTAACCGTCATTTCTTCGTGAGATACCAGACTATTTAATTGAGTATTATCCTGAATACCAGATAAATCTCCGTCATGCTGAATCGCAACTAAAGGATTTTTCTTGAATGCTTCCAATGCGAATTGGTTGTTGTTAGAACCAAGCGCTTTTGCATCAAATACCGAATAATATCCGTCAAAGAGCTTTTGAATAATATTCAATATTGTTGATTTACCCGCACCTGCTTCACCATATAAAACCAAGAACTTTTGTATATTTTTTGAGTCACCGGATACAATTGAACCTATAGCCCACTCGATCTTATGGCGTTCTTCTTCAGAATATAACGTAGAGATAAGTCTATCATAAGATTCTGTGCTACCAGGTTCGAGTGGATAGTTCAATCTTTTGCTGGCATAGTCTTTTTTATTAACTTCCGAATTAGCAAATATCAGATTCTCATCAAGCATATGAAATGAATCTCTCATTTGCTTTTGACAGAATTTATGCCAGGCATCGATCATACCGGATTCAGAATCCCACATATGAAGAACACGAAGTGGTGTATCGTATTTGTGTTTGTTCTCTTCCGCATATTTATCGAGTTCATTGTCTATAATCCGTAAAGCGTCTTGCTCAACTGTAGACCAAGCACCAAGTTCTTCGTCCCATATCGCATAGAAATCACCACCACGGACCATTAAGTCCTGGCTTGTAGGATATAATCGAAATCTCGGATATACTTCAACTCCGTGCTTAGTGGTTCGCGTTGAAATTATTAAGAAATCAACCACATTCTATTTTTCTCCTTTCTTTGAAACTTTACATGATACTATCTAGATACCAACACATTTGAACCCATATTTCTTCTTCTCGTAAATCAGCGTCACAATTCCGGATAGTAAATAAACCGCCTTTACCGTTTGGTTCATACTCGCGATTAAGAAATCTGGACATAGCGGCGTTCACTAATCGTCTATCATATCTCGCATCTGTGAATCGGCCTAGACCGAGACTAACTATCATAGCCCAGAACCATTGCCCAGTTCGATTGCCATAGCTGGCGTCGTCCATAATGTTTTCTTCACACGAAAGAGCTAAAGCCACCATCATTTCTAAGACACTGCATGGTGCATCCAACTCTCTAAGTACCTGGTCTGAAATATCTTTATACCCCTCGGTTATAGCAAATCTATATCTTAGATCGATTCCGCTTTCGGCTCTGTTCTCATCTCTTTTGATTAAATATGTGAACTCAGTATCATGTAACTGTCTTAGAAGCTTTATATACGATATTCCGTCAACATGCCTGTCCTTGCATACTATATCGTATAGCCACTTGAAATATTCTTCTCTTATATCATGCCTATTCATTCGTCATCCATTGGATTCAAACTAGCATACGTGTCGAGATCGCGCTGGATTTCATAATCGGTCATCAAGCGTTCGTTGCGTACGTACACCGTATCCGGATCTTCTGTGTATTCGCCGAAATGTTCTGGAAATTCGGTTCCGACAATAAATTCCGAATTTTCGATCAGCTCACCCTTATCATCAACCAGAACGCCATCCGCATGATATGTTAAACTAATAACATCATAATCATCATCTTGCTCCGCGAATTTCAGCGGAGAAATCACATAAGGCGCATCGTCCTTCATACTATTTGAACCCCCTTTCTTTAGCACTTCTGCGTACTTATTATTTTCAATAATATTGCCGTATTGCTCGAACATTTCGTGCAATTCATCTTTTTTTCGCTCAAGCTCGTCGAGGTCCATTATTCTCGATTCTTCGTCTGGGCATTCTGTTGTTTCGGCATCGCGCCCAGACCAATCTTTTTTAAATTCGTTTACCTCGTCCTGAACCATACGTTCATACTTGGGTTTTAAATATTGCCAAGTGGCAAAAGCCCCAAGTGCGGCTCCTATTGAAAATATAAATGTGTATTTTATTCCGTTATGCATAATACTTCTTCGGTTTTTAAGGACATAACCGTTACCATTACCGTTAAATTGCCAAATAATAAGGCAGCACTCATCAGAATGTCACCCAATATATGACGTTTTCTTTTACTGTTTAACGAGTAATCTATAGTTGATAATGCATGTTCAAGTCTGTCCATTGTGGTTGTTCTCCTTTCATTTGGATAATATAACAAGCCCACTTACAAAACAGATACCTACTACTGTCGCTAAACTGTAAGAAACGAGAGATAATCTGTCCTTTATTACCGTTACTCCTTTCTTTCTTTTTTATCTAATAATGTTTGCATGCTATTGGCATCGATATACAAGGCATTATTAACATTGTATCCGCGTATGATACCTTCTCGCATCCAAGCTATAACTGTTGAAAAACCTACGCCAATCTCTAAAGCTACTTTATCGATTGGTATGAAACCTAGGTTTTCCATGAGTATAGTACCATTGTCAAGTATAGGTGCATCCTCTAGGTCATTGGATAAAATATAAATTATTAAATCTCTACCAGTCATGATTTCTCCTTTCATCCTTCCTCTATCGGCGCCAGATAGAGCTCAGGATAATCAAAAATATCACGCCATGGATTGCCAGACCCAACGGCGTCTACTCCATCCCTTCAAGGAAGCAATTCGTGAATAGGTCCATCTACATTAAAATCGAGCCAGATCGATTGTTCATAGCCATTTACAAATGCACGTTTACGTTCGTCATGAAGTTTAAAGATACCGAAATCTATATAGTTATCACCGACAGGTTGATTCTCATCATACACCCAACCTACTATTTGTCCTGCTTGTGTGCGTGGGAATCCAAGGCGATCGTATACTTCGTTTAAGAACACATGGCCTCTTCTTTTTAGCAAGTCATTCATATATGATTGCGTCTGTGTTAAAAAGAACAGGTTTTCTTCTGCGTTACGCACCCAAGCATTGCATGACTCGTCAAAACATTTAGCATACGGGCTATAGCAGTGTCCTTGGTCGGTAACTTCAACTGTTTTTTTAACTGTCTTCTCACTGCCGTCTTCATTTACAACGGTCTCTTCAACTTCTTTTGCTTTAATCCCGTATTTCAATTCATTATCGAGTTCTTTGCCAAAACGCTCAACAACTTTTGCACTGTAATCTTTGAATGCTGTATGCTCAGCCATATATGCTGCTGCTAATGCCATATTACGCTTACGAAGAATATTGTGACCAGACAAAATGCCTGTTATTGACAATGCCGCGAGAGCAAGAGACGGTCCGTACAATTTTATGAATTCCAGACCAGTTTTTGCATAAATGATTGTAAGATCCTTCTTCTGATCTTCCTGTGTGTATTCCTCTGCCGCAATTTCACCAGCTTCTACTTTAGCTGCAACTGTGTGAACGTCTTCGACACTCTTTTTAGTTTTAGCAAGAATGGTGTCAACTTTAGTAGTAGCTTTACACGCCATTACCCCACTTATCACCAAACCTACAGTACCTGACGCAACAAGAATTTCCGGGCTGTGCTTTCTGAATTTCATTAGACCCCTATTCAAGGATCTAGTAATGTTACTAGGAAGTTTAATTCCACTCATGATTAATCATTCTCCTTTTTAGTTTTTTGTGATTTAATTTTCTCGATGAGATGAGTTAAATACCATTGCGCCTTCTCCAAATCTTGAAGACCATTTTTGTGTTTCCAACGGCAAATGTATTTAAGTATATTACCGGTATCGGTAGCCTCTATTCCGTTCAAACCGTCCGTAAAAGCTTCAATAACGTCTATGACTTCCAGACCAGCTTTAGACTGATAATGAGACGGATGCGATACCATTTGATCCGAACTTTCGTACATATTTATACCCCCTTTTTAATCTAGCGGTTCGACTCTAGGTAACTTAATAACATAGTCTCCATCAACTTTTATGATATCTGCTCGTGCTATGTCCGTAACCTTAGTCCAACCATATTTATTGCTTGTGAATGGCGCTGTTAGATCCGCCATATCATACATATCCGCTACTGATACGTATTTATATCGTTCGATAGATTCCATCATGCGATCACGAACTTCCTCTGCCTCACGACGAGTCTCAAATCCAATATCATCATAATCGAACCTCGCTCTGGATCTTGACTCGCTATAAGAGCTTCTATCATCTCTATTATCATCATAAAATTTTCTGTACGATACTTTAGAAGCCGTTGATATACGCCCATTGCTGCTACTATAAGAGGCATTTCGGCCATTTAAAAGCACATCAACCGCTCCCATAATAGCTTTCTTAGCAGCCGGGATAAGAATATCCATGACGATATATCCTTTTACATCGCTTACGTCATCTGGCAAGAAGACCCTAGCGAATTTACTCATCCCACTTTTCTTTTTAATTTTTGCGGGATTACTCACAACTTTTTCTATCTTTCTCTCGTTATCTTTTTGCTCTTCCTTGGATTTACGAGAGTTGGCGGGATAGTTTTCCATAATTCGTTTCTCCTTTTTTATCTGTAAAAGACAAAAGGTAAAGTACCTTGTTACAGGCACTCACCTTTTTCCGTTACGTGTTATCGAGACACTTGGAACATCCGTTTCCTTAATCCTCTTCAGAATCAACAGGTTCCTCAACTTCAGCATTCTCGTCATAGCAGCAATCTTCACTGTCGTCGTAGTCCTCATTGTCTTTTCTCTTCTTAAACAGACAACAAGCTCCTATGGCTGCAGTAATAAGTCCTGCACCTACTCCAAATAATGCCTTTCCGTTAATCTTTTTCATGTTGTTTTTCTCCTTTTTTCATTAAATTTTGGGAACGTTATGTCCTCATAAAAACCATTGTTTTTTTCGCGAATGTTAATTGTCGTAACCCCATTTTGGTGCGGTAAGGTAATACAATGCTAGACATGGTTTGTTATAATAAGGGCTATTCTCGTCATCGCACATTACTGGATGAAATTCGACTTTAATTGCGCCTTCTTCAAGGCACCACCCTATATTGTCACTAATATCGGTTCGTTTGAGCCCGATTTCGTCGTAAAAATCACTTAACGGTACGTGTCCGCCAAATGGATCGCTATACATGCGTTCATTTAACGTGTTTACTACCCCTCTAAGTAGTTCTATATCAGACTTAAAGTATCTTTTTGATATAGGTTCCAAGAATAAACTATCTCCGGTGCCAGTAACATATACGGTATTGTTACTAATTGGATTGTTGTTTACCTGGTCCTTACTGATCTTTTCTCGAATAGCCTGTTCTTTTTTCTCGCCAATGGTTTCAACAACTTTGTCCTTATATTCATTAAGCGCTGTTGTCGATAACTGATATGCTGTTGCTATTGCCGCATTTCTCCGAGCATTGACTGAATTAGCACCGATTACGCAAGCAATAGATGCTATAGCAGTAACAGCGGCAGGAATATAAGGTTTCCAAGCGACTTTAACCTTTTCGAGAGGCGTTAATTTATCGACATGTTTTTCTTCTTTGGCCTCTTCTAATAACTGAATAGCTTTAGGCGTTGCTTTTACGGCTAACGCGGCAGTAGTAATAAACCCGGCAACACCAAACCCAATAAGAATTTCTGGGCTATGTTTGGCGGCAGACATTTTTGCGTTTTTAAAGAATGATTTCACGCTTGATTTGCCCATCTTAAATTTCTCCTTTCGTATGCCAGATAAAACAAAAACTAGAGACCGTGTTGGCCACTAGTCTTCATTTTTAGACATTTTTTCCATGACAATTTTGGCTGCTTCTTCTGCTGTTTCACTAGTCTCATTTTTCTTGCTAAGTACATCCACAACGAATGCACCTGCACCAAAAAGTGCTGACGCAGCTGTCAACAGAAGTTTTTTGTTCATCTTAAAATTTTTCATGTTCTTTTCATCTCCCTTCATAAAATAACATGTTTGCATCGCGACACAAATAACAATTTAGCATGCATTTTTGTCACTTGCGTACGGGGCTTTAATATTCCTCAAACCCAACTGTTGGGTCGACGGACCAAGAAATAATGTAACACTCTAACCCATCATCCATAGTAACTTTCTTATGAGTGAAATCGATCCATGTAGACCATTGCATATCATAGATTTCCGAACTAGACCAATGCAACTGTTTACCATAATCTACAGCTGGAATATCTAACATCTCATAAAACTCATTTAAATAAGCCCAATTGAACTCTGCTAATCTACGATTTAATGCGTATTCTGCTCGGATAACGTCTTCAGTAGTTGATTCAAAATATCTTCCAGAGAATTCATCATAGAATAACTGCTTATTATCGTCCGTAAGCGTTACTTCATCATCTACATACTTGTCTTTAGCAATCTCGGCTTTAACCTGATCATTTGCGTCCTCTCCGTATAGTTCTTCCACTTTCCTCTGATAGTCTTTATACGTGTTATCCAATAAAGCGTATGCGCTCATAATCGCTGCTTGTTGGCGTTTGTTTAATATGTTCGCACCAAATATACAAGCAATAGTAGATACGCAGGTTACTATCGCTGGAATGTAAAATGGACCAGCAACCTTAATAGCTTCTAACTTGGTAAGTTTCTCGCCTTTCTCTTCCTTAGCTGCTTCTAATAATCGCATAGCTTTAGGTGTTGCTTTTACTGCCATTACAGAAGTTAATACCACGCCAGCACCTCCTGCGCAAGTTAAGATAGTTGCGCCATTACGTTTAACAAATAACTTCAAGTGTTGTAGCAGTTTGTTCATCTTTTCCATCACCTTTCGAATATAGTAAAAGTTAAAAGAAACAGTGTACGATTCGAACGTACATCACACAGACCTAAGTCTGTTGCTCTACCAATTGAGCTAACCGTTTCTCATAATACACCTTGCAATTTTCGCGGAAGAAAAATTAAGAGAGCGCCGAAGCACCCCCTTAATGGTTTCTAAGATATCTGATTAGTATCCAGATCAACCATAAACCTCCTGTCATCATTGTTAATACAAAATCAACAATCAATCCAAAAGTTCCACGTTTTTTCATATCTAATCGACTCCTTTCATAATAGTGGTTGCTAATTTCGCGAACAAAATCTGATTCAAAGGACTGTACATCTAGAATAAACTGAGTGGCTACAAACGTGCGTTTTTCCGTACATTGACACGTAAAAAGCCGGTTTTTTCATTATGATAACGCATATTTTCACCTCATGAAAATCAAAAGAAAGAGCACTCGTGTACTCAATCTTCTTATTTTTATGTATGATTAGTTTTTAACCAATTCTATTACGAACGTATCAAAGAACCATCTAGTATCTTTAATTTCACGTTCAGCCCATTCGATCGGTATCGCTTCTAAAGTTAAACCAATGGTCATCTCTTCAAAACATTTATCTTTATCGAATACCGTTGAACCTTCTTCTTTAATGCATAGATTAGTTAATCTAAACGGTCGTTTGATATAATTAAAGTTAAATTCTTTTAATTTCATGCAAATCACTCCTTTCATATAAGAATATGTAAAAATAGCGAAAAATAAGAGACCATGTTTCCATAGCCCCTCATCTTAAATCGTTTAATCCTTACTTTTTAGAAAATAAGTTACTAATGAATTTACGTCCTGCCGTTGAGGTTACAGTTCCGGTTTCTTCAAACTTCCAAGACTTCAATGCACCCCAAACCGTTACGCCAATGCCGCTTAGAATGCTAGTCCCAGTTAAACAGTTCTTAACCAACCGATCTTTTTTATCATCTTCCATTTGCTTCAGTCTCAGATTATTCTCGTTTTTACGAGTTTCTTCTTTATCCTTAGCATCATTTTCGACTTTCTCAAGTTCGATTGCTCGATCCATTAACCTGGTTATTTCATCTACAGCAGCTTTATGCTGATCTGTTCCGATCTCCATTTTGTTAATTTTGTCGAATCCTTCATCAATCTCAATGTGCAATTTCGTTTTAATGCTCATTTTTAATCTTTCCTTTCTAAAATTATTGGATCTCAAATGATTCCATAATAGACAGTGTTATTTGTGCGAAACGTAATCTTCGGCATTTACTTTCAGGGTTATGTACTTTTTATTCAGGAGCTTTTTCGGGTTTTCGGACAGCTCTAAAAACAAATATGGACCGTCATATGGATCAGATTGGTCGACACGAAGGGTGCCAATCTCCTTGCTATGGCTCTTAATGCCAATTACGAGTCCAATTATCGCACTGATTATGCACCCTATTATGATTATAGCCGTGGCCATGCCTGTCCTCCTTTCCGATAACAATTTATCAATATTTTTCGTCACCTGCGTACGGTTTTTAACCTAGATTAACCTAGAGCAAAAATATAAAAAGAAAGAGCCCTTGTTAGGACTCCTCCTCACCAGTTACAGCGTCTTTAACTTTAATAAACTTCTTTTTAATATTCGTTCTTGTAACCGGATTTTTCAATTTGTCAAATGCTTCAATACCTGCTTTGATACCGAAAGCTGTAATTGCTCCGTACAAGAATGTTTTAAAAATGTTTTTCATATAAGACACTCCTTTCATAATATATCGTGGGTATTTCGCGAAAACAAAAAGAGAGAGCCCTTGTTAGAGCCCTCACTTTCTTCTTTTCTTAATAATGAATTTCATCAATAACACTATAAACACGATACATACAATAACATCGCCAAAGATAACAACTCCTGCCACTCCAACCGCACTTACGGTTGCAACGATTATCGTTATTAACAATACCAATATTAATGCTAGAATAGTTAATAATATCATTTACGATCACATCCTTTCATAATATACCGTGATTATTTCGCGAACAAAAAGAAAGAGCCCTTGTCAGAGCTCAATCTTACAATTAATGCCGTTTTTTGCATATTTGAGTTGTTTCTGTATACGTTTAATTTCTTCCACAATCATCTTATCTGATCGTCTCTTTTTAATGCGATATCGTATATAAGATACAATACCTCCTATTAGAAATGAGACCGCCCAGATAATAAATATAGCTATAGTGTTCATATACTTTCACTCCTTTCATTAAATTACATGTATCTATCGCGAACAAAAAGAAAGAGCCCTTGCTAGGACTCCTCTTTCAATAAATGATCTTGCAAAGCGTTTATGATTTTAGCTAACCGTTTAGTATTGGTTTGTATATCCTCCGGTATTATAACCAGATTGTTATACACAATTACTAAATCTGTTAGTAAAATTTCTAACTGTTCTTTATTCATATAAATCATTCCTTTCATTAAATCATATGTTTTTATCGCGAATAAAAAGAAAGAGCCCTTGTTAGGGCTCATCCTTCTTATCTTTTTTATCATTAACAATTGCTTTAAGTAAAGCACTCTGGCGTTTGCACAGACATTCATTATGCCCATTCCTTTTGCCTACAGCATAAGCTAACCAAGCTAATGCCGCACCTGCTAGAATGATAATGTTGTTGCTTTTCATACCAATTACCTCCTAAAATTTTTTGTTAATACTTCTGCATAAAAGAGGTTGTTATTATCGCGAAAAACAAAATAACAGTTTCTTGATCCATCTAACGGGCAAAAGAATCTCCTATATCTATCATAGTGCATGTCTTTTCCGCAAGGAATTCCGAATTTTGTTTTTAAATATATAGTTAGTCAAGTTAGAAAGTAGTTGATTTAATGTCTGTATGAAAACGTATAAAGAATAATTGATGGAAAAATAAAAGAAAGAATCCATGGTTAGGACTCAATCTTATAGTCGAATATACGTGTCTTTTTAAGCTCATCAAGTGTCTTTATAGCGAGTTTGTAATCAGTTTCATTTTCTACCCACCAAATAGTCCAACCCTTTAAACGGTCAATTATATATGGAAGCCCGAAAGCTTTCACTACTGTTCGACTCCAAACGAGTTGGTATAAGTGTGGTACGAAATATCCTGTTTTAGCACCCTCTGGTCCTTTGATTTTAATAAACTTATAAATATTCATATAAATCATTCCTTTCATTAAATCATATGTTTTTATCGCGAACCAAAACATCTAAGAAAGAACTAATAAAGACGTAGAATTCATATTATATATGGAAAGTTCTTAAGATCATTGAGGAAAAAATAAGAGAAGAATATAACGCTGTTTTCTATCTCAGGCCCATACGTCCACACATAAGTGTTGATAGATCCCATGCTACTTAAATCTAGATGCATTATTGGTCATAACGTTATACCAGCTAGAACTGTTTCTCCTCATAACATAACATGTAAATTTCACGAAAATATCTAAAAAAAGGGGTAACATAAATGGCAACATTTAATATGAACATAGCAACTGATCGAGCTCTAAAAATGGACGTATACGCAATATATTTACGTAAGTCTAGAGCAGATCTTGAAGCAGAATTGAATTTAGTCGTGAAAACGACGTAGAATTCATATTATATATTGACCTACACCAATTAGTTCGGGATATCTTTTACCTATCGTATGCATCATCATGGTGCTACTTTTATAGCGCCCTCTTGAGATATACAGCGTGGAATGGGCATACGAACCTTTATATATTAACATTTAGGATGAATTACAAAATGAGAATAGTATGGAAAGATAGCATGAATAATGAGTACAAACCTTTAAAATATAGAGAGCAGATAATTGGTAAGAAAAATAGAATAGGATGAAAAAAAAAAGAAAAGGGCTTGTCGTCGTGACGAGCCCTCTATTATTTTTAATAGGTTAACTATACACCTAAAATCTTTTTCCAAGTATTAATGCCTACTGCCCCATCAGCAGTCAAACCATTAGCCTTTTGGAAATTGCGTACTGCCTTGTCAGTGTTCCTCCCGAACAGTCCGTCAACAGTCACGCCGACTTTCTTCTGAACAATCTTTGTGAGATTGCGGTTGGCATATATAAGTCTCTTTTTGCATATCGCCTTGCGAGCTACGCTTTCACACTCTGCCCCCCATACTCCGTCTGCACCATATTTCGGGAATTTGTAGCAGTCAGCTATTGCAGCATTTTGCCACTCTTTAACAGCCGAGTTTTTGTTATCCTGGTTTGATGTCGTCGCTGGTTTCGGGGGTTCAGCGACAAATATACTGTTGACCATTATGTTCATATCAACGTTTCCGTTTATACCGTCAATACGCCCTTTCGAGGTATACTGCCAAATATCGTACGTACGATTAAAGTCATTTACTTTATCTCCATATTCAGCTACCCATTTACTGATGCCGTCATACCATTTGTCAGTCATCTTCTCATTCCAAAAAGCGGAGCGACTTGAATAGATACCCATCTTATAGCCAAGAGCATTAAGCTGAGTGCTGAATTCTTTCATGATCTCAAGCATTGCGGTGTTCGATATTTTGCGCCAGTCAAGTCCATTGGTATTTTCGACATCAATATAAACCGGTGCAGTTATTTTCTTGCCGTTAAGCAGCCTCTTTATATGTGCTATCTCTTTGGATACTTTGGCTTTATTAACTGCATATGAGAAGAAGTATACTGCGAACGGAATGCCAAGCCGCGTACATTCTGCATAGTTTCGTTCAAACTGTACATCGTCCTGCGATCGTATATCGTCACCGAGACCGCATCGGAGTATTGCAAAGTCAATCTGTGGCTTAACCTTGTCCCAATCTATGTTACCTTGATAAACGGATACGTCTATTCCTCTTAACATAATTCTTCCTTCTTTCACTTATTTGTTTTTTTTGTATGTAGCGCTACTTATGCCGAGGATGACACCCAAGAAAGTGTCGACTGCGGTGATTGTGCCTACTACTTCCTCACCATAAGGAAGCCCCCATATGCCGGATAAAGCAAAGTAAAGAGTACCTATTGCGGGCAGCAAATACATCGCTATCCATTTAAGGACATCGTAAGCTTTGTTACTGAGTTTCATATATATACCTCCTAAAATATCATTTATGTTCCAGAATAGTGATTCTCAACTCGTGATCATTTACCTCATCGCCTATAACATCGACTTTCGTTTTTTCTTCAGAGAAAGCCTCTTTCAAACTGTCGATGCTGCATTTGACTTCAGTAAGGGCTTTTGTGTTATTGCTAACTATTTTACCAATCGAAACTACAAATCCGACTAAAGCTATAAGCCCGATTACTATCTCCCATGTCATATACAGACAGTCTCCTTTTTATAATAGTTTATATAACTGTTATTTATATGTACCTACGGCATAAATGTTGACCGCCCACCAAGCACTTGCATCAGCATTATTTAGTGGACGATTCACGAAGAATTCAGGAGTTGTTGTTTCCGTTGATTCACTGCCAATTTCGAGCCAACCCCCAAAACCAGTCGTATTTAGTGTTGCGTTTACTGTCGGAATTCCTACAAATGGAACAGCATAGGTTTCTTGTATATAGTGTGCAGACTCATATACACTTCCCCAACTTTTCCAGTCGCCAACATTTGTCGCAAATCTTCCCCATTGTTCGAGAATTCCACTGTTCCATTTTCGATACATCCAACTTCCTTGAGTACCTTGTTCAACAATAAAATCAATGGAAATATTGTTCCAGGCTCCCCATGCGCCGTCATTTCGCCATCGTTCATATTTTTTACCACTATATGTTACAAATTTTTGGTAAACGTAATTTCCATTACTGTATGATTGAACTTCTAGCCAACCATTTTCATTAATCGGTTTATTAGCAGAACTATCGCCTATGTGATATTTACCTGAAATTATAATAGTATTGGTGTCGGTATTTGCTGCAGGAATATCATAGGTAAACCCGCCTTTACTGTGGACCGGGACATTGAAATTGAAGTCGTTTTCACCCCAGTCAAATACCGGAACAATTCTAACTACTTGCTCAACAGTGCTTATTCCACTAGTGTATACTGAGTCTTTAGCTCTAGCTTGGAACGTATACGCATTAGTATAATCTAGCCCTGTGATGACAGTTTGGGCAATATACTCAGTTGCTTCGGTTTTACTTATTACTTCAGCGATATACGATTTTATACTACTGCTAACTTCAGCAGGCGAAGATTCAGGGAGTCCGGTTTCGGACGAAATAACTATCTGGCTTGATATATCATGTATGGTCGTTCCATCACTAAATTCTCCAGTTGTCGAATTAGCAACCCCCCACACAGCTCTCTTTATTGAGCCTTTTGAGAATTCAAATTCAAACCGTAGTAACGGATCACCAGTTTCAGTATTTGCAACTATCTTAACTTCATCGGCAATGGTGAACAATGAATTGTTAAAATATAGTTTGTCCGCGTCAGGGTCATGTGTTAAGAAGTTCTTTCCGTCACTTTCCGTATATGTGACAGTTGTCGTGTTAGTTGGTACGGCTACTGCAGTCCATATTGCATTACCATCTTCATCAGTCGGATATGCGCCATCATTAGTTTTATACCGATATTCTACTGTTAATAAATTATCAACGGCGCCGAACGACCCGTCGAAGTAGTTACCTTTAATCGCTATATTTATGTTAGCAGTACTGCCATCGATAAGATCGGGATTTGCAGACAAATTACAGGTTAACGGAATGTAATCGATTATTTCTTTAGTTATCGTCTGCGACGCGCTATATCCACGGCTATCGGTAACTGTAAATACAAAGGCCCCACTATCGACATATTCCATTACGCCGTCTGACGTGCGAGTGCTACTTCCACACACGACTTTCATATTTGAAATGGTAGCTGAATTTTGTGCGGAGGCGTTGAACATTACATGCACAGTGCTGTAATATCTTATTATTTTATTAACGTCACCGGTCAAAGTGCTCGACCCAGTCCCTTGATCTGTAACAGTTGGTGATAAGGTTGGCTTACAAATTGATTCGTTGGTGCTAACGTTTAATACGCAGGAGCTTGTTCCTATTAATGTAGAACCGCTGTAGGTGTCACACCAAATAGTCCCCCATCCGGTTTTGCTGTTTGGTATCTGCGTATAAAAGCTATCGGGTATAGTCCAGCTATAAGATACGTCGGAGGTGTTGTCTATAATAGTCCCACTTAAATTACCAAACCTATACCGTAACGTGTGTGTGAAGCTGCTTGACGCTCTGGATATCGAAATCACGATTGCACTGCCGATATTTGCACTGGTAGCTGATACAGATGACGTCCTCGGAATTGAGTCCAACGTTCCAGAACTACTACCACTTACAGTGCCAATGTAATTTCCACTGAATGTTATAGCAAAATACTGACTAAATGAATAACTAAATGACTTTGTGCCATCGGCATTGTGCGGTATGATTGCCGTCCCACTAGCCAGTGTTTTAGTATCATTATTACCAATGCTAACTGATACGCTGCCACTATATGACGATCCGTTTACAGTCACATTCCAAGCTCTCAATGGTGAAGAATCAATCCTACCGTACGCTCCGGCGATTAATTGCAAACTCCAACTTACAGTGCTCGTATTATTTGCTATAGAAACATCCGTTCTAGACCAACTGAATCGCAGCGTGTCCCATTTAGTTACATACTCGTCTCTATAACCACTAGTTGCCATTTAATCACTCTCCTATCCAGAAACATCCAGTACGATTAGTTCCATAGTTTTCGAATCGGCTTCTACCGCCTATTATTAGATATGTCTCAGCCCGTAAATTTCTAGCTTCAACCCCGTTTTTATCAGCAGTTAACATTTTTTCGCCAGTTTCTGTATTATTCACCGCCATACCCGTTTCGTCGATCTGAGTATTTGTAGAACTACCGGACTTACTGATATTCAGTCCATTCTCATCGAATTTAAAACCGGTAGATGTCTCTACTTTAGTAACTCCATTTTGAAGTTTCTTATCTATCTGAATGTTAACTTCATCCTCAGTCAACTGTAGTTCTACTTTTTCGCGTACAGTATTTATGTCTTCTCGCAAGCCGTTCATATCGTCATTTACAGTCGTTTGAAGTTTTTCTACTGATGCGGAAATAGAGTCAGCATTAGTCTGGATCGCGGTAACATGGTCGGTAATGGTTTTTGATAAAGTAGTAATAACATTTTCAGCGGTGTCATTGATATTATCATCAATATCTTCAGGGGCAGGTGTCCAATCTGTTGGCTTATTGCCTCGTTCGAGTTTTATACCGCAAATATAAACAGTGCTATTGCTCTCCCCATTTTCTATTCGCCACCCTAATGTGACATCATCAGCTACAACTTCAAGAGTGGCCCAATATCTCTTCCAATCTGTGGCATCAGAGGATTTGCTCCACCAGGCGTCCTTTGTTTCGAAATTACCATTAATAAGTTCCAGACCAGTTGTAACGTTGCCCAACGCAATATTTCTATGCACAGATACTAACCTACTACCGGAAGTTCCTTTTGCGAAAAAGGATATGGCGTACATTTCTCCTTTTTTAGCGGTTATACGTTGGTAAACGCCGCCCCACGCAGTGCTTTTTGATATAACTGTAAAATCTTTATATTTTTCGCTTTCAATAGACCATTGGTTCATATTATACATATCCCACAAATTTCCGGAAAAGTCTTTAGAACCAAGATAAAGATTACGTCCGCCGACTTCGATTTTATTAATCGCGGTTGTCACTTCCGTTTTGGTCGCTTCATAACTACTACTTTTTACTTCATCAATCGTATCTTGAACACTTTTGTTACTTGCGCTGAATATTAAGCTCTCGGCTGAAATAGCAAGTTTGTATTTTCCGTCTGTATCTTTATAATATTTTATAAAGTTGTTAGAATCACCGAATGCTATCTGCCCGTCATCGCCGAGAAATACTCCACGAGTCGTGTTTGTAGCTGAAGACTTTACACCGGAATACAAAGAATGATTGCCCATATGGAAACCGCCTATGGTAGCGCCAAAAGCAACCAGATCATCAACCGTGATTTTTTCGGCAGTAATAGATTTGGCTATAATAACTGAACCGTCTAATCCATTTTGATACTTTGGGTCAGACTTGGCCGTGGTTTCTCCTAATGAGGTGACATTTAGTTTATAGTAGAGTCCGTTTTCACCAAGAACTACTAGCTTATCCGCTTTAACGGTTCCACCTTCGATTATGTCGCCTTTAATCGTAACGCCGACTAATTCACCAGTGATATGACCTTCACTTACAACTAAATCTTTAATAATACCAGAATCGGAAAATACTTTTTTAATAGCAGCTTCCGTAATATTACCAAAATCAATATTTGCGTACTTTAAATCTGCATCAGTTGCTGATAATTTTTTCGCTTCCAAATCGTCGATATTGGCATTAACAGCTTCCAAGTTATTGGCTGTTGTTGTTTTAAATTCACCGTAATCAGATTCCAATTTAGATATATTAGCGTTGGTGGTATTGAGTTTCGATATAGTTGCGTAAGTGATATCGGCTGTTTCCACATCTAACTTTTCGGTTTCTAGATTCGAAATATTCGCCTTAACAGCCGTTAGATCATCGACTGTTGCAGTTTTAAAATCACCATAATCCGCTTCTAGATTTCGAAAGTCAGCATCTGTAGCTTCCAAAGTTTCAATTTTGGCATTAGCGGCACCGATCTGACCGCTGACGGTTACGAATTTCGTGTCAATCGTGTCAAACTTACCGCTATACGCCGTTAATTGATCCGTGATTGTGACGTTATCGGTCTCAAGTTTATCAATGTCAGCTTCGGCAGCAGTTATCTTTTCTCGAACCTCTAAGTCTTTAGCGGTTAAAGTTTTGATGTCAGCTTGAACGGCTTCGAGCTGTTTGGTATTAACTTTGTCGGCAACGATGATATCGAATTCATCTAATCTGTCGCCTAAATCCTTTTCAACTTTGTCGACGTTGTCTTTTGTTGCCGATGGCGACGACAAGTTACCCGTAACAACTGCTGAATGGTTCTTGACTAGTACCATAACGCGATCACCATCATTGGTATCCGCGGTAGTTGATATTGGGGTAAGCATTGTTGACCCATCGATCTGCACATACGTTTTACCGTCAGAGATCTTTACAGTACCGTAAACCGTAGTTTCGGTTTGTTTCTTATTATCGTCATTCGTTAACTTTACGAATTGTGAAATCAAATCACTAGACAGGGCCACTACGAATCACCCCCATAATTTAGTAGTAAATACTGCTTTTTCCTGAACCGGACACCCGGCTTCACATTTTATAGTCTGGCTAATAACCTTGGCTTTGACGTTACTTAACCCGGCGCGATTGTAATTAAGCCGAACGCAATCGCCCACTCGAACTGGGCAATATGCATGGCTGTAACTAACCGTATATTCGATTGTCGATAATTCACGCAACAGCCGCTCGGCGTACTCTTGCACCTGGGATTCCGTTGGATTGTCCCCGTTCAAGTCAGGATCGGTAACGCGGTGAGTGATAACCCGACCCCGTTTTTTAGTCGAAGTCGGGCTATCGGGATCATCATTGACCACCTTCGCATAATACCTATCACTGCCTTTAGAATGTACAACCTCCACAACATTGGGGATGTCGTATAAATCGTGAGACAAATTTAGGTCCGGATACAGAATGGAACTATTTCCATCATCATATGTCCAAACGGGTTGCAAAGAAGCCGTATCTTGCTTAGGCGAGAATAGAATACGGCCCATTTCATCCAAATCGAATGCGTAATTTGCGTTTGCGATTAGATCTCTTACATAGGAGAGCCATGTGTCATTCGTGTTAGCAACGAAATCATAATACAGAACATTAGTCCTGGGAGTCTCAATTACCGGAGCACGGGCATTGGTATTAACGAGCTGATGAGCCGCGTCCATAATATTAGACCCGACCGGGGTAAAATACCCCAGTGGGGGCGGATTCTCTTTAAGCTCCAGCAATGGTGTATATGCGTCCATGGTAACTGATCGAACTTTACCATCAAAACTTGAGGATGGCGTTTGCACCAAATAAGTCCCAAGGGGATGCCTCTCGCTTACTCCATTTTGAATTGTTACGAGATAAATTCTTATGTAGCATTCGCCAACGGATTCGGTGATGTCAATGGTCGCCGAGCCAAGAGTATCCGTGTCGGAATCACGCGAAATCGAGCAACTTTTAACATTCGTGAGCAACTTCTTATCTCTCCATGTTCCAGGATCGACAATGTAGTACTCGAATGATTGCTGCATCGAAGCCGACCAGTCTGGCATATTACGCGCCCCCTTCGACTCGTTTGATAGTAAGCGTGACCGGTATTGTCAAATCGAGATGCTTCTGATTGAATGACACAGTCACATTCGCCCAATAGCCCGTTCCAGAAGGTTCTCGCACATAGCAATCACCAGCCCAGATGGCCAATCGACGTAAAGCGTAAAGTGTATCGATGTCATCTTTTGGTATAACTGTGTTCCAGGTGGATGACTCGCCCAGTTGAGTTCCATAATAACTAACCGGTCTTTTTCGACCAGCATACTGGACAAGAGACACATCCGCACCATAGCTATCAGATACATCAATATTGTAAGGGAGTTTCAGCAAGGAACCAGACCACGGCGGATCTGCAGGAGTAGCATCCGCCACGGCATCGAAAGAAGACCAATCCTCATTCCATTGAATGATGACGGCCTTTTCTTGTATGGCATATCCCGGCATGTCATAGTAACTGACTGCTCCTGTGGCATCGGTCGTAGATACGATTCGATATCGCGCATAATCCAACGCCGGATGCGGATCGATAATATACGTGTTTTTCGTATTATCAATACCACTAGCTAACTCGGTAAATGAACCGTCAAACTCACGCCGATACACCGCCAAAGAGACACCTTCGACTGGCGTACTAGTCACGGATACGTAATAATACACATCTTCTCCTCCAGTCACATTACCGTTTTCGTCAATTGTGATTTCGGTCGAGCCTAGATAAACTCTTTCGCCAGTAGTGGTATACGCGTCAATCGGTGATCCTTCAAGAACCGAAACTGCAATATCAGTGGCGGTATAAATATCGGAACTATGCTCAACCGCATAATAAGTAGTGGTCGAAATGTCACAGTATGGCCTAAGCTGAATCATAATACGTTCTGAATCGTATTCGATAGTGGCATTCGGAATATACGATACTTCCTCCCAGCTAACCGAAAAGTCTAACGACGCATCTGCCGTCAAACCAGAATTCATGGCCACAGTACATGTGATCGTATAGTTTGCACCATTTTCCAGATCGATGTCACCAGCAGATAGCATAAGGTTATCCAAATCTGTATCTCGGTCAAAATAGTCGGAGTATACTTGATCTCCGACATTCACCACTTTATCGTTGCCAACATTGTCGATGGTCTCATACGCTGTATTAGAAATAATCGTAATATAGAAACCAATCGGGGCTTGAGTTTTCGGTTGAGTTGCAGCCGAAATATAAATTGGGAATGCGCCAAGAGTATCAAATGTTGTGTTTATGGTATTGGTACCGTCACGAACTTCAAGGGACACCGTAGGCTTTGCATAAATATCGATCATGCGAACTACAGACCATTTGCCAAGTTTATTCACCACGCCACGAGTACGAACTCGCCATCTAAGCTGAACACCTTCTTTATACCAATTTGGTACCTCCTCCTGCAAATAAGCAGCCGCGTCGAACGAACTGGTTTTATCTTTCTCATCTACAGCTGTAGAGTTAGCTATTTCTATCTCTTTGCTCCACTTGAGCTCGTATTTGATGTTCCCCTCTTCATCTAGGCCATTCGCGGCATAGATTTCAAGAGCTAATTGTGCATATGTCTGACTGGAGCCATCTTTCGAATTATGGACCCAATATAGATTGAGCGGACCTCCGACAGTCGCGGTACTTGTGGAAGACCATGTTGTCGGGGCGTCCGGAGCTTCACCAACTGCCACAGATGACACCGCAGACCAATCAGATTCTCCACCTTCATTTACGGCTTTCAATCTAAAATAATATACAGCACCATTCGATCCCGTATATAATCCATATGTTTCATAATGGGTAAGCTCAATATTGTCAATCGTAGTTGTCTGATCGGTGCCGTCGAAATACTCTTCACTTGTTGCGTATTCGATCTTATACTTCGTGGCAGCGCTTACAGCATTCCACTCCAAATATACCGAAACTTTACCATCTGTGGAACTAGATTTCGCTTTGCATACGGTAAACCCGCTAGGTTTAGATGGTGCGGTGGATACGCCAGAAGTGTACGCCGACCACTCGCTTGCTAAATTACCTCTAAGTGATCGGCATCTAACTTTGTACTCTGCTCCGGCGGACAGTGCGCAACTGTAAGAAACGTATTTGTATGTCTTATCAATTTCGACACTACCGCTTTCATGATACTTGCTTATCTTTCCGTCAACAATTCTAACGACTTGAAATTGAACATGGGTAGCATCAAGATTGTCTGCATCAATTTCGTCAATGCGCATATTGAGCTTGAGCTTATCGGTCGTATCCAATTCAGCAGATAAACCGCTAGGAACATCAGGCGGAAGTTGATCCGTGTTATAAGTGCTATAAGCAGTCCATTCAGCGGTCCAATACGACACTTCTTTGGAGTTTGACGACTGAGTACGTTTCTCTGAAACCGGCTTAACTCGAAATCGAACCTGTTCGGCGTCATCTGGGATAGTGTACATGCATTCAAGGTCTTCAGTAGATTGCTTTGCCCCTGTCCACCAAGTACCACCGGTGCCCTTCATCGTATATTCCCACTCATACTCGTAGTTCTCAGTATGATCATTACTTTTAGCCCAGGTCCATACGGCGACTAACTTATGCTCGGATGAGGCCGCCAACAATCCAAACTGAGTGATGACGGCCTTGTTAGAATTACTTGAAGAAGTACTGGAAGAGCTAGCACTAGCTGTTCCGTACAACTTGATTTTTTGGCCAACATGAATAATATTAGGATTCTTAATCCCGTTTAATCGGGCAATGTCCCAATACTTACTGTATGCGCCAAGATAATCCACGGCTATCTGGGAAAGAGTATCACCCCATTCAACCGTGATAACCGAAGGTTTTGCACTAGGTGCTGGCTTAGCCAATACTAACTCCTCCTTTCGATTTTTATAGCTCTTACAAGTGAACCTACTGCATCTGATACATTTGTTCCATCATCATAAGTGATGCCATTAATGTTGTATGTATTACGTGGCATACCAGCAATATCTTTACGTAATGCTTTAATGCCGGATACAATTTCTTTGGAGTCGCCTCCATTTTGAAATCCAGCCATAGATGCCGAAATTTCGCCAACACCAGCCATGTCAACGGATAATGTTCTTCCAGAGAATAGAGCGTTCATAGATCCTGCTCCAGCTCTTACCGCTGACAAATCGAGAACCGGTCTGATAGTCGGTTGAGCATCGATGTCACTATTGACGATATTGGAAATATTAGAGACTGCTTTTGAAATAGTTCCGGTTGCCGTTTCACCTAATCCATATGCTGAATTGTATACGGTTTTTCCGATACGCTGAATACCAATGGCTAGTCCCTCGCCAAGCCATTTGCCGGCTTTTATAGTGGCTTTAGATGGAGATGCCGACTCCTGACCATCTTTTTCCCCCTGCACAGCCTTTTGGCCTAATTTATAAGCCGCCCGACGAACAGCAGTTTCTTTAGCCTGAATGCCTTCTACTAATCCGGCGCCTAGATATTTACCAGCCTTAACCAATTTATTGTATTGGTTGTTTATTGATGTGCATACTGTCGAGACCAATGCTTTACCGGTAGCTGTGAGTTCGCTATTATGCTTGCGCAAACCATCGATAAACTTCACAATAAGTTTTTTACCGGAGGAAATCATTTTAGCATTACCAGAGTCGAATGTGTCAATGAGAGAATCGACCGTTACGGTTCCTAGCTCATTAATAGCGCTAATAAAACCTGACATTGACCCTTCTTTTATTTTAGATCCGTCTCGCAAAGTAGTAATCCACATGCCAATCGCTTTGGCGACTGCTGTAATTTGGTCTGCATTTACACCTGCGCCTATTGTTACAACGGCGTCTATGAGCGTTTTCGACGTGTTTACTAATGATATATCAATTTCCGAAATAATAGCAAAATATTTTTGTAATCTGCTGCCGAACTTTTTAATGTTATCACCAAATGATACAAGTTTACTCGTATCGCCGGGGGCAGTCTTAGTAAGCTCAGCTAGATTTTGAGCGGCTCTAACCGCCGATGATACATTCCCAGGGATTATTCCTGATACGGAATTTGAGAATTTTAGTATAGCTTCACCTAGCTTTGGTATTTCGCCAGAGAACTTAGCAAGTCCGCTTTCGCCACTAAACCATGACGACCATCCGCCTTCTTTTGGGACAGTATTTGATAAGTCTGCTAGTTTTTTGGCGGCTTCTACCGCACCGGATACTTGCTCGACTGTTATTCCTGAAGCGGAGTCTGAGAAACTCTTCAACCCTTCACCTAATGGTTTAAGGTTTCCTGCAAATTTGGCGAGTCCGCTTTCCCCACTAAACCATCTTTGTATTCCGCCTTCATTAGGAACGGCTTTAGTCATTTCGGCTATTTCTTTAGCAGCATTTACTGCAGCGGTTACACTTTCCGCGTTAATTCCTGCAGCAGAGTCTGAGAAACTCTTCAACCCTTCGCCTAATGGTTTAAGGTTATTTGCAAATTTAGCAAGTCCGCTTTCACCATTAAACCATCTTTGTATTCCACCTTCATTAGGAACGGCTTTAGTCATTTCAGCTATTTTTTTAGCGGCTTCTACCGCCCCGGATACTTGCTCTACTGTTATTCCTGCAGCAGAGTCTGAGAAATTCTTTAACCCTTCACCTAATGGTTTAAGATTATTTGCAAATTTGGCGAGTCCGCTTTCACCATTAAACCATCTTTGTATTCCGCCTTCATTAGGAACAGCTTTAGTCATTTCAGCCAAACTTTTAGCAGCATTAGCTGCTGCAGTAACATTTTCGGCATTAATCCCAGAAACAGAATCTGAGAATTCCACTAATGCAGAACCCAACATTGGTAAGCTTTGTGTGAATGCCTCTATGCCATTTCCTCCTGTGAACCAACTTGTAAGTGAATCCAACAGATTTCCAGCAGTTAGAATAAGCAATGTTTCAGCAAGAGTTTTAACTCCGTTCATTGCTTCCGGTTTTATAAGCCTTGCACCGACTATAAACGGCAATGCATTCGTCATAAACTGAGAGAGTTGTGTTCCTAAATCAGCAAATGATGACCCTCCACTCAAGAACGACGCGACCCCATTTATTACATCGGCAACGGTCAATGCGAGAATTGCGGCAGTTAATATGCCTACTCCGGCTAATACTTTTTCATCGACCAGTTTAGCTCCAGCAATGAACACCATGGCATTTCCCATGAATTGCGATAAGCACAGACCTATAGCTGGTAGACTATCGGCTATTTGTGTAAATATACCGCTTACAAATGCGCCAATCATTTCGCCTATGCCACCGGCTAACTTAATTAACACTGATATACCAGTGTCAAGAAAGCTTTGAAGTACCGGTAATTTTTGCATTAATGCACCGATGCCAACTGCGAAAACCCCGACCGCAAGTATAAGTGTGGTTAAAGCGGTCAGCGCAGCAACACCTAGCAGCGCTAAAGGTCCGACTAATGCCAATTTAAAGCATACGTCTCCCATTGTTGCGATCAACAGCGTTAACGCCATAGCATTCACCATAGCGTTATTGACATTTTTCATCATGCAAAGAATACCGGCAATAGCCAGCAAAGGTACACACATTCCGAGCAAACCTACTAAACCAAGTGCCGCCATTCCACCAGTTGCCGCGTAAATAATTCCGACCAAGCATAACGGTATTAATAATAACGTCAGCGCCGTCGCCAATAATATTAACGCCTTGGCATTAACAATAGCATTATTTACGCCATTCATCAAATAAAGAATACCGACCATAGCTAATAATGGTACGCACAATGCTAATAATCCTATAATGCCCTTAAGCGCGCTACCAATAGATATATTAAGTTTGCTTATTATTAGCAGAACTCCCGTCATTGCAAGCATCAGTAATGATAAAGCAATAGCCGCGCCCAATGCATTCCCAACGGGCATTTTTGCTAGCAAAATCAATATTATGCCAATCATGCCAATAGCAATAGTCATTACTACTAGTACTGCCACCGACCCATTGGCTTTTCCAGTTGCTTTTACTAATAACGCGAACATTCCTATAAGAAGCGACATAGCCAGTGTTGCGACAGCTAACTTACCGGGTTCTATAAATGACAAAACGGCAACCGCAGCGGCCATAACGCCAATAGCTATGGCTATGCCAATCATAGATTTGTAGCAATCATTACCGGCAAATTTTGTCATATAAACTAATCCTGCAGCAAGAGCAGTAAGTATTACTACCGCTGCCACGCCTTTTGCTAGGTTCGTAAGACTTACCATTCCTAACAGCACTGCTACACCAGCCATGAGAGCTATGGCTACAGATATCGCCAATATGGTTCCAGCAATTTTCGGAGCGTCTTTGCCGTATTTTTTAACTACGGCCATCATTAAAGCAATAATGCCCACAAAAGCAAGGACCGCGATTCCACCTTGTATTAACGTCTCCATTTTCATTTTTCCTAGGAGCCCGACTACTATAGCCATAATCGCCATAGCACCTGCTATTTGCATGAGCATGGTTCCGACTTTTTTAAAGTTAGCTATTTTGGTAATGAGCATCATTAAAGCCATGACGCCGACCAGAGTAACTATAGCCGCCATCCCTTTTATTAGGGTCTCTTTTTTCATTTTTCCTAGGAGCCCGACTACTATAGCCATAATCGCCATAACACCTGCTATTTGCATGAGCATGGTTCCGACTTTTTTAAAGTTACCTATTTTGGTAATGAGCATCATTAAAGCCATGACACCGACCAGAGTAACTATAGCCGCCATCCCTTTTATTATGGTCTCTTTTTTCATTTTTCCTAGGAGCCCGACTACTATAGCCATAATCGCCATAACAGCGGCCATTTTGAGAAGCATTTTTCCTGCACCAGCAACAGCAGGACTCTTTTTTGCAATTAACTCATATGACGCCAATATTAAAATGAGCATCGTTGTTACATTCCATAATGCGTCTAATGTCTGCGCCATTGCTTCAGGTTTTATAGATGATATAGCTTTTAAAGCAATAGCCAATATTAATACTGACGCGGCCAAGCTCAACAACAAACCTGCCATCTTACCGAATTGCACTCCATCGGATGGCCCCCATTTGCCAATAGCGAATGTTAGTGCTCCAAGTACCAATGCCAGTGCTGCTATTGCACCGATAGACGCCCATACTTTTCCAGTCGGGAGCAGACATAATAATGCCACGGAACCGACTAAAATAGCAATGGAAATAGCCACGGTTTTTAGTGCTTGCGCATTAATCCAATTCCCAACAGAGCCTAATACTTTACTAAAGCTTTTAACTACTTTTGCGGTATTTTTAAGTATGTCGCCGACGCCTTCAAGCGGTTCGGTTAATGCTCCAACCGCACTAGCAATTTTAATAAATCCGAGAGTGAGACCAGAACCGATAAAAGCGGTTATAACAGAGCCGACATCAAACTCTTTAACGATCTCAATAACTTTACCGCCGATTGACATGATTAAATCATATATCATGGTAATAAAGTCTTTAATACCGTTAAATAAACCGAGTATTACATTCTTGCCAATGTCATAGAATGCGGTAGACGGTGAATGGATTCCCAGAATACTTTTTATAGTATCCAGAATGGTGATAGCAAGTTCCTTAATGATGGACGCCACCATTTTGATTCCGGATCTAAGACCATTCACGAGACCCTGTATGATGTATAGCGGAATATTATCCGCTTCTTTAAGACCGGAAAACCATTTAGCAATCGCCTCAGAAGATGATTTTAAATACCCGCTTAACAGCTTAAATAGTCGTGTTTCTTTCAAAGCGGCGAACCATTCTTTCATGACTGCGCCAGCTTTTTTTGCATACGAGATAAATGTAGTTAATACGCCCTTATCCTTTAACGCTGCGAACCATTCTTTAATGGATTTGGCTGCTGACTTGGTGTACTCGGATACGACTTTTATAACCTTTGAGTCCTTCATCCCGGCGAACCATTCTTTAATGGCTGTTGCAATTTTGCTAAGATATGGTGCTAATTTTTTGCATACTCCGGAGAAATCGAGTGTTCTATCGATCCAGTTACGGAACTTAACTATGGCGTCACCTATAATGGCTGTAAGGTCTAGAATATTCAGGTTAAACGCACCGAGTATTTTTGTAAGAATTTTAAACGCGATCTTGATTGGCCCGCCAATAACGGTCATGATAATATCAAGAATTGCGAATAATCCTTTGAAAGTGCGTTTGAGTTTATCACTGGTTTCATCCGTCATACGTAACTTCTTCGTGAAGTTATTTAATGATGTGATGAGCCCATATAATTTAACCGATAGCTCCCCAACTCCGCCAGGATTAAATATTTCCTTCCAAGCTTTTCCGATAGCTTTAAATATACCGGATATACCCGACCAAACATTCTTAAACGAATCTATTAATAGTGATCGGCCATCCTTCTCTGACATATTTTTGACAAGTTCGTCAATCGATATGCCTAACTTATCAGCTTCCTTTTGCAAAGCTTTATATAACGATATTTCTTCATCCGTTAGGCCGGCGTTCTTTAATTGCTCGTCAGTCAATATTGTAACAGATTTTGCGGTTTCTTTCGTTTGCTCAGAAGTTTTATCCATCGTTAAGCCAAACTTTTTATGAGACTCTTCGACGTCCTCTATAGTTAGCTTATACTGATACCCTTTATTAACTAAATCCTGAACGACTCTATGGTCGTAGCCTGCTTTTTCCAAAAGATCATAACGATCAGGATTGTCGCCATGATTGTTATAATCCCCTCGCCAAACTTTAGTAACTATATCTTGGAAATATTCGAGGTCTTTAGCAGCGCTTTTTACATTGTCGGCTACTTTTGCGATCGTACCTATTGGCGAGTTTTCAATCTTACCTGTGATGGTATCCCAAATTCCGCCAAGATTTAATGCGCCGCCTAAAAGGGTATTCCTCCAGTCAGCCATTTTTGTGATTACGCCACTTATAGCGTCATTAATGCCGGTCCAGAATTTTTTAGCGCCTTCGAGATCACCAAAAATTATTTGCCAAGTGTCTTTCCACCCGGTTCCAGCGGTAGCCTTAAGCGACTCCATCATCATGGTAAACGTTTTTACATCTTGCGCTGCCGACCATGCTTTTTTGCCTATTTCCGTCGTCTCATCACCGTAATCACTGAACACATCCACCAGTACATCCGCTGTTGCCCACTGCTGCTGCAATCCGTCAATAAATAACTGCTGAAGAGTGTATGTTTTACCACCTGCGATGTATGCATCTTCGCCAGCTTTCGTAAGAGTGCCCTGAGCTATAGCTGCTTCGACCATAGCGTTTTTCCATTCCATGGTCGCCATACCAGCGTTATTAATAGAGTTATAATCCATTCTGGTAAGGTAGCCAGTACCTATCGACTGACCCAAGTTATAGAATGCTATACTGGCTTGTTGAGCTCCGCCACCGGCAAGCGCTGTAGCGTTTGCTATACCTATCATAGCTTTAGTCGCTGTCTCTAACTCTACTCCGGCATTAGTGAATTTTGGTAAGTTATTAAACATGTCTGCCGAACTGTATACGGTTTTATCGGCGTAATCGTCTAACTTTTTTAATTCTTTTTCGACCTCTTCCGCCGTTTTTCCGGTACCAGCCATGGTTGTCTGAACAGCTTTAAGCGTCATTTCATACTCATTAAAACCGTCCATGATGGGGTCAATGGTAAGAGCCGAAATCATTCTTTTGCCCGCATTCACTGCTGAATTAGTAATGTTTGCAAGGGCGGTTACTCCAATAACTTCAAGAGCAGAAAATCTAGAACTTACGGTGTCCACACTGCTAGCAAGCCCAGACATATTAACTTTACCAGCTGCGGTCCGAACACTTTCAAGTCCTTTAGATGCACCTGATAAATTTAATTTCTGCTTAAGTTTGTCAAGAGTACTCATAGATTGCGACACATTCCGCTCAAAGCGCGAATTGTCAAATTGTATGGAGACTACTCTCTCTTCAATCTGTTTACTCATATAGCGGTAACCTCCTTCCATGCATCATCTACTATTTGATCAAAAATAGGCTGAATAGCAGGGTTGATGTAGTCTCTTCCCTGTACCCAGCCACCGGTACCAGTCCCGTGTCCATACTGTAAAATAATGGCGATAGGAACTCCATTTTGAATATTTGAGTTATTGAATGTTATTTTGGCAGACTCTTTTGTGTTCTCTATCTCATAACTCCAAGAACTAGCTGTTAAACCGGAGTCGACAGGTGTCGCAGCTGCTAAAGCTGACACGCCTTTTCGCCCGTATTTGTCCAAAATACTCGATCTCGTAATACGTTTAAGCCTTTCGAAATACCGTGTAGTTTTCGAAAAGTCACCTTTAGACGTGAAGCGTATCATGCGACACCTCCTTATCCGTTACTATTTAATTGCTTTCTTCTGGCAGCATTTATTGCTGCGTTGCGACTCATGGTCGCTCGTTTGCCCATCTTTTTCGGAGGAGCGTTCTTAATATTACAAACTTTAACTAAAGTTAATAACCTATTCAAATGCCATTTCTCGCATTTCATTGGTATTTGCAGAGCAATCATCCAATAATATATAAGTTCCGCTGTAACCATTTCACTAGAAGATCGGCCACTCTTTTTCTCATCTGAAAACCAAGTAGCAGTCATAGGAGCGTTAATGTAATTTTCAACCTGTTTAATATTTTCATCGGTAATCAAACTATAAGTTATTGGAGGAACATTTTGAGTGATTGTCATACATCGTATATAATCAATGGTTTGTTCAGTGGTAAGACCGTCTTTAGATAAAAACGGTTTACACCACTTAGACTCCCATTTGGAAAGAGAGACAAGAGAATGCTCCAAAGTCAATGTTTGCTCTTTCACAGTGATGAATTCGTTATTTACTTCATCATATAACTCAGCGCCAGGTACAGTTATTTGCAGCATCTCTTATCCTCCTTATTTTCATGTTTATTTATTTACGGTGAGGCCCTTCCTGATGTTCTGAACATTTGGCATCTTATCGGCGATGCTCTGCGGAATAACCATATTAACAAACTCCGCTGCTGCCTTATCATCAGACATGAATTCATCCATTATAGCTTCAAACGCCATCGTTTCTGCGAATTCGATGCTCAAAGGTTTGCCATTTTCATCGACCTTAGCAAAGCGTCTACCCTCATCTTTTCTCACACCATATGATTTAAGAATTAAATCCTTAAGGAATTTAAAGATGCTCTTGCTGGTAAAAGCACTCATCACTTTGGTGATAGCCTTGCTCTCATCGGTACCTTCGGACTCATTCGCAATAGAATCCGAAACATTGTCCGGCAGTTCAAGAGCAAAATCGATTAGCTCAGTCTTTGTGAGGTTGAAGTATGTGTCTTCGATTCTTTCTTTTCCGTCAAAGTCAGTGTAAGTTATAGTCTTTTTATACATAATGTTTTCTCCTTTTCAATGTTAATTTAATAAAATAAAAGAGCGGAACCCTCATTTAGAGAGCTCCGCTTTGATTACGTTGAATGCTTAAAATTATCCAGCGGCGCTAAAAAGAGTCGCTATTTCATCCGGCAAAGGAAGTTCAGGTTCTTTTGCGTCATCGCCGAATAGTTTCTTCTCAAGCTCTGCAAGTTTAGTCGGGTCAGCCTTAGTCGAATCGATGGTGATAGATGCAGTCGGCTTATGACCGGTTACTTCTACCGGAGTAGTTGTAACTTCCCAAGAGAAAGTGATAGCTTCAGGGCTATCGTTAATGGTGGCATAAGCTTTCTCCGAAGGAGCTGCCAGTGCGCCATAGATGATGTGAAGCTTGTAAGCATAATCATTGCCGTCGGTGTCATTGCCGAGAGTGGTCTTGTACGCCATGCCGAATGTCTTACGCTTCTGCTGGCCAATGAATACACCTTCTGAAAGCGTTGCCGAGCCATCACACTCTGCAAATTCATCGGGGTATGTATACGCCTCGATAGTTGCACCGAATTCCTCGGTAGAAAGCAGGTTAAGGTACTTGATGTCATCTGCATAAAGCGCTGTAGCTTCAGCTCCAGAGGGGCTCTCTGTAACTGCGGTTAAGCCGTTCCAAGCTACGCCTGTTCCGTATTTTTTCTGTGTGGCATCATAAACATAAAGCACACCATTTTTGACGCCGGTTTCATAATAACGTTCACCGGACTTGTCCCATACGAGTTTTGCCATTTATATGGCCTCCTTTTTTAATAATATAGTGTAAATACATCGTGATGAAGATTGTCAGATGCGTAATGACGATCATGCTCGCAATACGGTAAAGCAAGCACTTTAGAAACGTATTCATTATCTGGGTCGTGATCTATCACGATAATTTCATAAGGGGTTCGTAAGCTATATGCTACGTTATTTGCATATACCTTATTAATTCTTCCACGCGAATATATGATCGCGGGGTATTTAATTTGTAAGTCCATAGGTGGATCGAAATAGACATGTCTATTGCCATCAGGTTCTGTTATGTTAATGATTTCACATAAGATCTCATGTAACTCTAACCTCTTATCAGCCATTGTAAACTCCCCCTACAGTAAGTACGAGACGAGGGTAGTTAATTTCGATATTAGTAATCTTCCACTTACTGCCCATTATCTCTATATACTTTATGAAACTTGAATTATCAGAGATGAACGAATCAGCTATAATGCTAATCTGATTATTAAGCGTTAAATTATCATTAGTTCCTTCCAATGGGTTAGACCATCCCCTGGAATTACGAAGGAGATCACCGTAATAATTACGTTCAGTTGTCTCGCTTACGTATACTCCTGGTTTTTTCTCAACCTGTTTTATGAATCCGATTTTTCCACGCCATTTAGCCATATTCGTTCACCTCCATTTTGAATTTTATTAGCCCTGAGGATCAGTTTCTGAACTGAGACCACCAGGTTCAGTGTTAGAAGCTACAGTCTCCTCAATAACGATAGCAGAATAAACTTTAGTCAGTGCTCCAGAGCAGCGAGTCTCCAGAAGTGACTTCTGCTGGTTGAAGTCAATATCGAACTGAGTAAAGTGAGTGATTTCGCCACCTTTAGTAGCGCCGAGTGAATAGTCAGCAAGGTTAGCTACAATAGCGAGCAGTTTCTTTGTTTTGTTGCCGACGGTTCTGGTTTTACCGTTCATCTGTTCAACAGTGTAAATGTTGTTTACGTTAAGCGCGGAAGCGAGTTCTGCCTTAGACGCATACATTCTGTGACCGCTGATATCACGAGCAAGAAGCATAACATTAAGCTCATGCGGATGAATGAAGAGATCCGGAGTACCGCTGCCTTTGTAATTCTCTCTTGCATAGAGGAGCTGATTTACGAGAGCTTCTGCACGAACAAAGTTGGTGCCGAAGTTAGCGCCAGTGTTAGTACCCTGAAGCTCGTTCTTAACAGCGTCTACATCGAGATCTACATGCAGAGTGTAGAGATCATCATCAAGCCAGATCGGTCTGATGTGCTCAGCAGAAATCTTAGCCTCGTCTCCATCCTCGCGGCCATCGCCGAACATGATTGCGGTTGCAAGCTCTTCGTTAAGCATCATACGATCGATGTTATACAGGTACTGAACATAATCGAAATCGGTAATGTCAACGATGTCATCTCTGTGAAGAGCATTCTTAACATACACTGTCTGCGGATCAGTTGTTCTGCGAACGAGTTTAAAGTTGCCGGTAACCTTCTTTTCTTTACCTTTCTGATAACCCTTAGCACGAAGGGTATCAATGTTACGGATGTCAACCTGACCGGTTCTGATACGAGAAATCGGACTCTTGTGAACCTTGCTCATAACAACCGAGATCCATCCCTGGTCATTAGTAATAAATTCCGGTGCACCCGGTTTAAGATCCTTATACTCCGGGAAAAGTGCATCGATAGTAAGGCTACTGTCAGAGCTTGTCTGCTGGAAACCGCCTACGGCTGAAGCAGCATGCTCAAGTGAAATGTCGTTCTCGTCAGCATACATTTCAAGAGCTGCCTGGAAACTACCTACCTGAGAAGATTTAGCTTTATTAAGGATTGCCTCCTGATCGGAATGTGAAAGGACATTAGTTTCTTTCGCAGTTCCCTGATCAAATACGTTGGTTTTCATTGAATTGTTTCCTCCTTCAGAATGTTCAATATTTTTTTCTTTGTTATCGTCGTCGGTGCTACCCTCTTTTTCTTTGAGAGCCATGTCGACCATTGCGTGAACGACCGCTTTCTGTTCTTCGGTCATTTCGTTGTATACCTGTTTTATGGTTTTTTCATTTTTTTCTTCGGATGCTTTTTCATCCTTTTTTTCAGACGTCTTTTCGTCCTTCTTTTCCTCAGCCACTTTTTCGCCCTCCTTTTCTGCAGCTGCGTCACTATGACTTATAATCATAATGTTTTCATCGTACCCAGCGATAAAACTATCCTCGCCATCTTCGCCATGCGCCATTATAAAATCTATAAACGCGCCAGGATTAGCGCCAGCAGGGACGAGACTCAACTCTCGAATAGTCCCATGCAGAACATCCATACCAACTTGCTTCAACTTGTTAGCGTATATAGACAACGATTTTATATCGCCGTGGAGTACAGCTTTCTTGGCGGCTATACCATCTTCAGTGTCATTAAACTTACCGTAGGCGTACACGCCTTCCTCACGATTTTCCAGTAAAGCATTTCCAAGAACATTCTTGATATCGTTATGCTGGTGATTCCAAAATATCGGAACTGTTTCGCCATCATTATGCTTGAACGCATCTCTACGAATGGTTCGACCATCGCCACATAACAAATCATTTCTTGTAGCCCAACCTGAAAAATCGCAAGTACTTTTGTCAAATGTGTTTTCCATTTTGAAATTTCTCCTTCCTTAAATAGTGTTTATGTATCGCCCTCTATGACGCTTCGACCAATCTTAACTTGATCGTCCATCGATGCTTCATCGCCAGAGTTGGTATTTGAAACCTGCTGTTTTTCATCTGGATGATTCAAGTTGCTATTTCTAAGTTGATCAGCCTTTGGATCATCTGACGGTTTAAGCCCAACGATTTGCCTTATCTCGTTGGATGTCATAATCTCATTTCTAGTAAACTTGTCAGCTAATTCAGCCAAATCATTTACCGGAACTAGACTGAACGGATCTCGGAAGTAAGCAATCGATTGACCTTGTGTTCTAGCGGTTTTTGTTAAAAACTTTCGTTTCAACTCATCAACCACTGCTGCAACCATAGGCTCGATCGTGCGGCTATAATAGTTAAGCATGGTTGTCTCGTCTGCCGAGCCATCTAATATCGCCTGAGTGATACCTAACTGGCTGTATAGCATGCTCGTTAAATATTCAATCTGCTTCATTAGATTGTTCTCGATCGGGCGATTCAACTGCACAACTTTTTCTGTCGCATCAGTGTAAGCGATACCAAATTTTCCTGTTAGCTGTTCCTCAATACGGGCAACACGCTCTTCAGCTTGTTTTCTTTTGGTTTCAGTTTTAGTTATATAAGGAAGCTGAATAATCAAGTCCAACTTACCTGAACCGCTTTGCTCATCTATGGCATCCAATAGGGCTAATTTCCTGATGAGTCTTTGCATCGTCGAATTGCGCTCGTTTATAACCGCATATAGCGGGTTTTCAACGATTGCTATTTTACTTTTGTCAAGCCATATATCTTGCTTCTTACCAATTCGCTCATTGTATAACTCAACTCTAACTTTAGTCGGTTTCCACTCTATTATTTTGCCAGTTCGCAATGACAGAATCTCATAAGAATCCGTATTAGTAGGGTCTACGTCACAATCAACTGGAACGATAGCCACGCAACCTTCGTCAAGCATCGACATAAACACATCTTGCAAGAACGCCCTGCCTGTTTGATCGAGATTTGCCTCTGTTGTAAGGCAAGTGTTAAGTCCCGAGGTAATTGTTTCTTCGTACCTCTCATTCTCATCAAGGCGAACGTGTTTCACGTCTATAGCCGCCGCGTCCATAGCGATTCGGTTATATACGGCCGTAACAATAGTACGTTCATTACCACCAGAAAACCTAGCACGGTCCGGGCGATATGAGTTAAAGTATCCTCTATCCCAACTATGTAACGTGGGGTCTCTGTTGTTTATAAAAACATTCCAAGCACGTTGGAATCTATCTATTAAACCCATTTTTATTTGATCACCGTCCTATTCAAAAGCATCTTTATTTAATTTATAGGCGATATAAGCGTCCATCATAGCTGCAACGGCATCTATCTTCTGCTCTTGCCGCCTTTTATACAGTTTCCTGTTACCATTGGTGTCTTCCAAAGTTATACAATTACCCATAGCAAATACCATGAGTTGCTCGTCAAACAACAACTTTCTCTCTTCGGCCAATTTCTTAAGCTCACCGAGAGGAACTGATTCTGTTTTAGCTCCCTGTATAACTTTCTCAATGCCGAATGGACCGTTTTCTTGTTCCCATCTTGTTACAAATTCTCTGGCGTTATATGGGTCGAACCCGAGGCATACTACGTCATATTCATTCTTAGTAATGAATTCATCGAGATCCTCATAAACTTCCATCATATCTAAGACGGTTCCTTCAAGAATCACAAGACTACCTTCCGCCATAAATTCATCGTATTTATTGCGCATAGCTGCTGGCAGTTTCATTAATGTTGAAGACGAAATATAGTTTCTAGTCTTTACCCCGAAATCGCCACGCGCCAATGGGAATAAGAACGTGAAAGAACAGAAATCATCGCCCTGTGAAAGGTCTGCGCCCAATGCGCATGGCATCTTCCAGTAATCTCTTCGTCTATGAGGTTGCGTCTCTTCATAGGTAAAATAGTAAGTATAACCTTCCATAGGAATGCCAAAGCGCTTAGCCAGAATGTCGTTTCTAGCTGCTGGCGCTTTTTCTGCTCTGTCTACATCCAACTGATAAGTTTCATAAGTGACGGTCTTACCCAAATTAGGGTTAGCTTTTCTCCACATATCAGGGTCTGCAACTTCATCAACGGAATCGAGTTTATACCACCAGATCGACACATGCGGGTTCGGATACTCACCTTTAAGGATGTCCATTAATTCCATTTTGATTGTATCGCCAGGTCCGTTACGGACAGTTCCCTCAGAACTAATTGCTACTATTAGATAATCCGGGTTTTTAGAAGCTCCCTGCTCGATTGCACCGATAACATCCTCGCGGACATCACCTGATAGCCATTCGTCGACAGTGGCAACCTTACATTTTAGTCCCTGCAGCTTATCGATGCTCATTGGCCGTACTTCAAGCAATGAGCCTGTCAGAAAATTCTGAATTCCAATTTTAGTACTAGCTAACTTCACGCGATTAGCTTTTGACCCGGTTGTGTTTTGTAATGAGCCCTCAGTTAGGAATTTAAACAGCGGTCCTCTAGCTCTAGTAATCGAGGTTCTAATCGGAGACATAACTTCATCTGCCTGCTTCATGGTCGGGGCAGTTGTTATTTGATGGGTGGTCGTGGTGTCAACATTTAAAAAGAAGCTCTGCAAAACGGAAGCGTACATTGATTTAGCTGCGCCGCGAGCCACTATAAGATATTGCTTATTAACTAAACGTTTCTTAATAGTTTTCTTAACGTAATGCCCGCCGTGGCCATCGGGATAAGGCTCATAAACACTCCGCTCGACAAAGTAATACCACCCAAAAATTTGCTCGGCCCATAGTTTAAAAGAATCCAGTAAATGCAGATTCTCTCCATCGGTTAGAGTGAGTTCGTTTTCACAGTACTCAATAAAACCGTCTATAGCTTTATCGTCATACCAAACGCCTGGATTTTCTATAAGAGCATCGATGCGATTCATTTCAAGCTCGATGGTTTCGCATACCGGTATTTCTCCTCGCATTACGGCATCACGAAACATGCCGTAGTACTTTGGGACGGCAGTGTTAGATAATGCCATATATTCACCTACTTTTTATCGCTTTGACCCTTGTTCGGATTGACTATGCGCTTTACTGGATCATTTGAATCGACCTTGAATGCTTTATTAATAGCAGTGCCTAAAGCTTTGTTGGCAGCTTGAGTGCCAATGTTAACCAAGCTATTTTCGCCTATTTTTTCGAGTACTCGTAGAGTAAAATCTTTACCTCTGGTTGATTTTGGCGGGTTTACCTGATTGGCTAACTCTGTATACCGCTTCTCCAACTCAAGACGTTTTATTTTTTCTTGGAGCTCTGTGTCTGATAAGTCTTTTACAGTTCGCTTCTTTGCTTTAAGCGCTTCATGTTTAGTAAGTTTTTTCTTAGATTCGGCACTATCATCATTGCTATCGCCATAACGCTTCTTACCAGCAGCAGTTCGAGTTCCATCTTTATTCTGGAATCTACGAATTCCCCATTTCATGCCGAGAATGCCGTGATGCTTTAAATGATCTGCATTAATCAACCCATCACTTGTAATTATATAATCAGCCATTTTGAATTCATCCCTCCTTGCTAGTATTTGGTGTGTCTGAAGCCACATTTAACCGCCATTCCAATTCCGCAATAGTGTGGTTAATAGCGTCTATGACTGCTGAGCTAGAAGGCGGATCAAACATCAGTTTGACTTTAAGATGTATGTATGTTTTAACTGCTTCCAGATTAGATCCGGCTGGAATAAAATCCGACCATACACTTTTGGAATCTTGAATGGAGAACCCTTCAGCGGGACCGACACCTAATTGATTAAGGATCATAAACACAGAATTGATGTGCATGATGAGGTCCTGGTCGAAGTGGTCATACTCTTCGTCAATTCCGAGTAGTTTTTTAATTGATGCCAGTATACTCTCCATAACGTTCACCCTTACTTCCGAACAGAGATATACTTTTTCATACACCAACCATCAAACCCGTCAGTCATAGTACCACTAGATACGTAATAAAAATCATCATTGGAATCAGTGATTTCAACTTCAGTACCTTTTTTGATTACTGTCTCTACAGTAGCATTTAAACTGGGGTTCGTACGGACGTTCAGTCTTTCGCAATTAGTAACAACGCCTTTTAGTACTTCGACTTTCGGTTCCACTTTTTCAGTAGCATTCAGTTCGAGAGTCGATTCAATTTTGATCTCCTCAGCCTGCTTAGCCTTAGCTCCTTCAGTAGAAATCTTGCTGTAATTTTTTCTATTAGCCATTTCTATTCCTCCTTTTATTATCGCCGCCAAGGGCACGTATCATTTTTAGTTCTTTCAATTGGTTCAGTAATCAATAGACTACTGTCGCCGTAATGAATAGCATCGTGAGTATTCTTGATGGTGCATATCAAATACTCTGGGTCTAGAAGATACTCAGATCGGTTAACTATATCTTCTATACGAATTGGGTTCATATGATGGACCAGAATTTTCCCGAATATTTCATGGCCTTCAATTGCTAAATCGCACCCGCAATCTCGAATTATTACAAAATCGCGAACTGATCGCCATTCTGGCGACTTATAGAACGATTGATTTAAATAGCGATCAAACCCAAAAGTCTCTTTGCCGACTTTCCCGTCAAGTCGAAGATACTCAAAACGTTCTTTAAACGTCGGTATTGTAATCAGTTCAGAATAAGTTCTAATACTCATCTGGATCATCCTGACCGCCATAGCTCCGCATAGCCTTGAGCGCTTGTTCATATAGTATTTTGATCTCTTCCGCATCAGCTAAAGCTTTAGTTCTAGCCTTAAGAAGTCTATTTTCTTCTTCGAGTTTCTCTCTTTCGAGTCGTTCTTTTTCTGAACCCATCTTTAAAAAGTGTGTTATTACCTGTGCTGAAGCAGTGCCATCCCGTAATTGCTTTTCAGCAAGATCATGGGCTAAAGAAATCATCTGACTCTCTTTAGCTTCGGGAGTTAGAGGTGGTCGTATAGGCTTCACTGACTCGGAAGAGGTTGTTGGCCTAGACTTTGCCACACTTTCTGCCTCCTCTCGCATGATGGTTTACATCTTTCCATTGGTTTTTTCGCTCCATTTAGTGACTTTGGTAGCGGTTTCAATAGTGTTTAAAGAGACCCATAAAGTAAGATGGGCATCTAATTTACTGAAAGGAGAGAAAAGATGTAAAAGAAAGAACCTTTCGACGGTCATTCAAACCTTATGAGCCTCTCTAAACGCTATTGAAACCTAAAAACATTTTCTGAAAATATCCCCCGGAGAATTTTTAAAGAGGGCGGCGGTGATG